AAATAGATGTCTATCTTCTGGTGGAACTTCCGATTCATCCATCGCAACCGTGGCTACTCTCAGGGCAGTCAAAATTTGCGCTCCTGTCGTAATATCAGCAGTAGCCGAACCAATACCCGTAACGCTTGCATATTCTGCAAATCTAAAAGCGTCACCCTCCGGAACAACCTTCACACGAATAAATTCGCCTGCTAATCTGCCAAATGCCATTCCCATTGATTCCTCATCATCCATTGCGTCAACTGTAAACTTTCTACCCCTGTCATAATTGTATGCGACTGTTTGATTTGTTAATGTTACATCTCCGCCGACATAACCTGAATTTCTGCTATAATCCCCCAAACCATCCATCGAAATTTTTGGAATGATTATTTCGTTTGCGTTTGCTCCTGCTCTTGCTAATACTTCGGACGAATCTAGTACGCTTGTTAACGCGCTTTTCTTGTAGACCTCATCAAGTAAATCAATATACTTTTTAAATAATGCTATTGCGTTTGCCATTCAAAACACTTCCTTTTTTATAATTTATTTTGTGGAACTCATTCCCATGATTTCTAGCATTTTACGTCTTTCTTCTACATCTTTTGGTAAATCTGTGTTATTACCTGTTCTACTTCCAAATTCTGGCGGTTTTTCTGCTTCAACGATTTTAAAAGCTGTAGGCTGTGACTCCTTCAAATTTTTAATAAAATCATCGGCACCTAGGAATTTGCCGTCGGTTTCTTTAAATTCCATTTTCAAAAATTCGCTTTTAACAGCTGTTTTTGATAAATCATTTGCGAACTCGTGACCGTTTAAAAATTTTTCTGTTTTAAATTCATAGTCTTGTGAAGCTAATTTTTCATTTAAAGATTTTACATTTGTTTCATACTCTGCTTTCATTTTTTCAGCTGACTCTTTAACCTTTTCGAAGTCCATGCCGTCAAACTCTTTCAATTTTTCTTGCGTCGCTTTCATTTGTTCTTTTAATAATGTTGATTCAGTTTTTAATGCTTCCGCTTCCGCTTTCTTTGATTCAATACTTTTACCATGCTCGTTCATTATTCCATCGGTTATTTCTTTTGTTAATCCTTCTAACTTCAATCCTTCTAGAAATTCTCTTTTCATGTTGCCCCCTTTACGACTTTTAACGTGTTTTTCATCACTTAAAGTTGATTTTAACGGCTTAACTGCCTTTTTTATATTATATATCTTTTATCAAGAAAAATCAATTTTGCGAATTAGCCTATAAATTCCCTCGAATAATCGCGTCTTAATCCTGTTTCTTTGACGAATAGACGTTGCTTTTTCTGCCAATGCTTAACCTTTTCTTTTTCCCTTATACTAGAAATAGATACTGCATCTAATGAAGATTCTTCCCTTTTCCATTTGCGTATCTGTCGTTCGTTGTATCTCTGTATCTGCGATGCTTCATATTCTGAAATGTATTTCCCATTATGCTTAACACTCCTTTCTTTGTCCTCTATTGCTTTTTCAGATATCCCGTGGAAAAATGGATAATAAGAATGCTTGCAATTCACACCCATCAACCCCGTAACCGTTCCATATCCCGTAGCTTCTTCAAAATTTTCATAATAAGAACTTGAACCTTCGACCATATATATTCCGCCCTGCCAAGCTGAATGCGACGGACGCGCCCCGTTATGTTGCGACACTTGAACCAATTCAACCTTATTTTGTTTTATATTCTCTTCCATTATTTTTCCCGTTGTTTGATTTACCGACGTCGTGATTGCTCTCCTTACTGCTGATTCTACTGATGTTTTTGCGCCCGATGGATATAACACAGTTACGCCATCCGCTGACGCTGTTTTTATTGCGTTCTTGATTGCTGAATCATAAGTAACATTCCCTGACATAATTTGCAAGTGTGCTAAGTTTGTAGATTCGACAAATAAAGCTTGATTTGTATTTGCGGTAGTCAAAGTTAAATTTCTTATATTTCCTTTTGTTTTCTTAATATTCGCTTTCATGATTCTAAGCATCGTTCCAGATTCTTCCAATTCATGTACTTTTAGCCCCGCTTTTTTATATATCGAATTATCAAAGGATAAACTTTTTAATGTTGCATCTTTGAAAACTTTCTCAATTTCTTTTTCGGATACTTGGAATAATCTTGACATATCTTGAATAGATGATTGATAAACTAATTGCATTTGCTCCATTTGCAGTTTTCTGAACTGATTACTAGTAAGAGAATAATCAATAGAATTTATCCTCTTAGCTAATTTGTTCAAAGAAATATTCTCATATTCCGAATACAATGAAGCTATTGTATTCGGTATTGTATCTAATTCAAAAGGTGTTAGCATTACTCGTCATCTCCCACGGTACCGCTTATTTTTGCTAATTCTTCATTAGCTTCCTCTATTGTATAACCTTCGTGCTTGACCAAATATCTTTCTTTTGACATTAATCCCATCGTAACCTTTTGCATATCTTTTACGGCTTCTGCTTCACTATCAATGATAATACTATCGTCAAATTTCACTTCTATTTCGTAATCTTGTTTTTTTAATTCTTTGTATAATATTCCAATATCGATTATAGAATGAATTAATTCTTTCATTCCTTTTTCTATATTAATTTCGTGTCGTTTTTTTGTCCTGTACGTTTTTGAGTTATCACTCACGACCTCTGTAGCTGTTTTAAGTCCACCTTTTGCGTCAAATGATATTGCGCCAACACTTAATCCAACCTGTATGCAAACTACATTTAACAACGCGTTAATCGTTGCGATATGTTCGTCTACTCTTAATACTTGCGTATCGTCTGTTATTTTTCCGTCGTTTTCGTCGCCGTTATAGGCTTGGAAATTGTCATCATTCGGGTTAAAATAATTTGATGTTGTTCCGTCTGCAAACACATGAGATTTGACCATATAAGACGGTACCATGATTCTCTTTTTGCCTAATTTAAATTCCCTTTCCCAAGAATCGAAACAGGTGTCAAGGATTTCTAATGTTTCCGAACAGTTTTCTAATATTGATATACCCAACGGTGTATCAAAATCTATATTATTCGCTATCGCTGGTTTTGAATAAGAAAACAAAGGTTTGTTTATATTTTCTATTACTACAACAGGCAACAAATCTGGGTATAAGGTAGCTAATGACACCTCTATCCCTTCCATATCAGGGGAATCTTTTGAACTTTTAAATAATTTGGTTTCAATCGTTATTGTTTTATTACTATATTCGTGTCTCTCAATCAATGAATAAATGAACCCACTTTTCTTACTTTGAGTAACAAATAACCCACCACTGATAGAATTATTATCCCATTGCGTAGGGATAAAACTATCCGCTACTATATAGTTGATTATTGTTTTTTCGTCCCTCCTATATACCTTTTCGACCGAACCGCCAAGCGCGAACATGTATTCTAATAACTCTAGCTTTTGAGATTGATAGTTATTTTCTTTTAAAACTTTTCTAACATATTCGGTATAGGCATTGTTATCTTTGATTGATACATCAACCTTCTCTGAATATAAAAGCGAAGCCAATTCAGAACAAATAAGCTTTGACGCTCTAATACTTTTCATTTTTCTTTTTCTTGTATTTCCATTCACGTTTTTAAACTCCGACTCCCTAGATTCACACTTATAAAGTGTCTTCCATTTAGAAATATATTCATCGTAATATCCCTTACACAACGCTGATTCTGGTACAATCTTTTGACTAATATTAAACATATTCATTACCCACCTTTTTATATTATTTATGATTCCCATTAAAATACCTCCTATTGCTTTAAATTGTATTTTCTTAGATTGCTTACAATCAAATACTTAAATGCATCAACCGTATGTTCTGCGTAATAATATGCAGCATCTTCACTGTTATCATTATAGTATGTTTTTTCCATTTTGTCCGTTATCTTTCGTTCGGTCGTGTCAATTGCTGGATTACCAGATTCTACACTTCCGTCTTTCCAAGAAGCGTTCTGATGCTCCAATGAAAAAATCTTATTATTCAAATTATTTAAAACGGAAAATTTACCGCTTGAAAATAATTCTTGTGAGTAATCATACATCGTTTCATTTTTTTCTTTCGATACACCTTTCAGTCGCAAACCGTAATCTGCGAAATACTGATTTCTTATCCCTCCCTCTGCTGAATCGATAATTCTAGAATCAATCATTGTTTTGTATTTTTTGCATAATTTGTTTTCAAAATTATATAAATCTTTTGAAAATTCCGACGGTGGTTTCTTAATTGATTTTTGATTTGGACTATAGAAATAAGTATCTAATAATATCAATCGTCGTTCCGACGTTGTACCCATTGCCACAAATACAGTCGCCGAAGTCATATGTCCAGTATCGATACCAATGTCAATAAATAAAATACGTTCCTTTTTCACTATCGAATCAATTAAACCGACATTCGAAGTATCAAATACTAAACCGTCTAAACCCGTTACAACCCCCTTGTAAATCCAATTATAACGACTTTCGTCTAATCGTTTCATATTTTCCGCTTCTTGAATAAATTTCTTTCCTAGCCAATCTGGATTCACTCCAGTGTAATCCGTGTGCGTGATTTGCACATCGTCACGATTACCCATTTTATCGCACCAAACATTAACCCAATGATATTTGTTTTTTGGCGGATTATACTCATAAAGCGTTATGAAGTAATCATCGTTACCCCTACTAAATGTAGCGTTAACTTGGTCGATATCGTCTGGCGTTTTAAATTGTGATATCTCTGATAGATAGACGATTTTTATCGTGTCCTCATCTGGTATCATTCCTTTTAACGCTTCATAATCACTTAGTCCACCAAAGTATATAGCGTTCTTTTTCCCTGATATGGAAATGCGATATGGTGATAGTTTACTATAAAAGTCGATACCCTCGACCATTCCAAGTCTACGAAATGCCCTCTTAAATTCTTGATAAACTGATTGTCTAATCGTATTATAAGCTTGCTTAATTACAACTACATTACAAGATTCATCATTAAGCATATGCACAATGCATTTCAGAGGATTCTTGCTTGATTTTGTCGATGCCCTCCCGCCTTTGTCGATTTGATGTGGATACAACGAAAGAAAAGTATCGTGGAAATGTGGCGCTATTAAATTAGATACCTCTGCTCCATTACTCATTATTCTCCTTCGGTTCGTACATTTTAACGGGTAACCCCGATAAATTCAATACTATTTCCCTCTTTGACTCTTCAGTACCCTCTTGAATATCACGCCACTTTTTCGGCTCTAAGTTCTTTAAAGCGAATAATAGCGAACCTACTGCAGGTGGTATCCATTTTCTATGTTTCTTAGTCTTCGCCTTTATTTCTCCTCTATATTCTTCGACCTCTTCAATTTCCTCAATTACAAAGTAACCTTTAGCAGATTTATAAAGCGATTTTTCTAATTCTTCAACTAATTTTTCTTTTCCTATCGCCAGAACTGAAGAAAAGGATATATGTTTTCTTTTATATTCTTTCAGCGTTGGATAACTTATACCAAGCTTTAAGGAAATTTGTTCCTCACTCATTCCACTTTTACGCCATTTTTTAATATCTTCCAAATATGGAATGACGTTTGTTTTATATTTGCTTAACCTACCCAAATTAATTCCTCCCATAAAAAAATAAGATAACCTATTATGGTTACCTTATCATTATAACACTTTTTTGTTAAAAGGGTAAATCTCCGTCTCCGTCATCGATAGATTCAAATCCGGTAGTGATTTCGGTGCCGGCGTTGGTGCTTGTATTCGTTTTGCTCGTATTCCCATCAGCGAAATAAACGCTGTTTGCAGTTACTTTCGTTGTATATACCTTCGTTCCTTCTTTTTCGTATGAGCCTGTTGAAATCCTTCCAGTGACCCCAACCCTCACACCTTTCTGGAAATATTTGGAACAAAATTCTGCTGTTTTGTTCCAGGTTGTTACTTCAATAAAATCCACTTCTCCCTTCTTAAAGCCATCTACCGCTAGAAACATTGTAGCTACAGCAACACCCGTTCCCGTTACTCTGTTTTCCACTTCTTTAGTTAATCTTCCAATCAATGATACATTATTCATATTATCCCCTTTTTTCATTTCTATTTTTTATCCATGCCATCGTGTCAG